GTCAGCGCTGTGGGCAGTCTTTTAACGTCTCATCTGCAGGCTATGCCAGAGCAAAGTATTGTCCGGCATGCCGGCCCGTCGTGGAATCAGAACAGCACGCAGCCGGCTATGAAAGAAAAAAGGCTGCTCGCAGCTTTGCCGGTCCTTACATGACCAACCCTCGCCCCGCAGACGTCGCCGCACGTGCCGCAGCTAAAGCACAAGTTGGAGAGGACCGGTTGCGGCTGCTATCCAATGTGGCCGACTGGGCCGGCATCTCCTATGGTCAGCTGATGCTCAAAAGTCCGTCTGCCCGGGAGGCTCTTATCCTGGATTACAAATCCGCGAAAGGAGGCAAACCATGAACAAAACCGTCTGCGCCCTGCTGGCCGCTGTGCTGCTGGCGCTGGCGGCCTGGTACATCCGGCAGATGTGCGCCCTGGCCCGTGTGGTGGACGGCATCCGCCTGTAAACGCAAAGCGGCCCCACCCGATGGACGAGATCGGGCAGGGCCAAAAAATGAGAAGGGGCGCTTCTCGCATCTTATTATACACGGAGGTAAACCTAAAATGCAAGAGCGAAAGAAAACAACCATTCACGCCAACTATGACCCTGCCGACGGGAGTGTGCAAATCGCCGTCGAGGGCGACAACATCGGAATCTGCGTCCTGATCGGCCTCATGGTCCGGCACATCACTGACGAATGGGGCACGCGCATCGGAAACCGAAACACCGCTTTCCTGAAGTTCATGAACCGCGTACTGCAGGCCGCCACGCAGGACGACAGCGAAATCATCAAGGTTGACTTGGCCGCCCTGCGCAAGGATAAGGAGGCCGGCCATGACTGAGAATGAGCGCATGACCCACCAGCGGGTCAACGGCATCAAGGACGGCTACTGGAGCGCCGCCACCAAAGCGGAGCTCGTGCAGCGGCTGGCCGCCTATGAGGACACCGGCCTGGAGCCTCAGGAGATCGAAGCGCTGGCCGGTACTTCCAGCCGCCCCGATGAAGCGTCAAACAGCTGGATCAGCGTCCAGGACAAGCTGCCGCCCCTGGGGCAGCCGGTCATTGTCTACCGTGAATACGCCTGGGGTGAAGCCAAGGTGGAGCAAGGCTGTCGGGATCTCGACGGCTGGTGGCGTGTGTACGGCACCCGCACCAAGCACGTCACCCACTGGATGCCGCTCCCCGAGCCGCCGAAGGATATGCTGACAGGAGGTAACGACCGTGACAACTGACCTCATCCCCATCCGGGTGCAGGCCCCGGCCATCCCGGAGCCCACCAGCAACCTGGACGAAGTCCAGGCCAACATCGACGCGCTGCTGGCGGCTTACACCGACAGGGTGTACACCGCCGAGGACATCAAAGGGGCCAAAGCCGACCGGGCCCAGGTCAACCACTGGAACGATCAGCTGAACAAAGCTGCCCAGGCCCTCAAAAAGCACTACCTGGCGGCGCTGGACGCGCCCCTGCGCCGGATCAACGCCATGCAGGCCCAGCTCAAAGAGTGCTCCGCCGCCATCGACCGGCAGGTCAAAGCGGTGGAGGAGGGCGAGCGGGAGGAAAAGCGCCGCGCCCTGGAGATGATCTACCACGACGCCGCCGGGGAGGACCTGGAACCGCTCATTCCCTTCGACCGGGTGCTGGAAAAGCGCTGGCTCAACAAGACGGTCAGCCTGTCCGCCGCCGGCCGGGAACTGCGCAAGGCCCTGGAGACCCACCGGGAGGCCCTGCGGATCATCCGCACAACCTGCGGCGAGGATGCAGAAGCCTGCACCACCGAGTACCTGCGGGACCTCTCCCTCAACGCCGCATTGAACGAGTACCAGCGCCGGAAGGACAGCCGTGCCCGGCAGCAGGCTGCCGAGGCCGCCCGGCGGAACGCGGAGGCCGCACGGGCCGCCGCCCCGGTCGTTTTGCCGCCGAGTCAGGAGGAACGGGAGATCTGCGCCGAGGCTGCACAGGCCGCCAGGGCAGGTGCATTTGTGACACCCGAAGGCCGCCTGGATACAAACCTGCTCCAGACCTTCGCACAGCCCCAGGCCGAGCCGGAGCGCCGCCGGTACCGCTTCTGGGTCGAGTTCACCCAGGATGATATTGATTGGTTCAAGCAGTCTGCCGCAGAGCGGGGTTTCCGCTTTGGCAGCATCAAGTGATAGGAGGATTACATTATGGCATTCAGAACTGGAAATCAGGCCGCCCCTGCGGCCGGAACCGCAACCCGCCCTGCATCCCGCGCCCCGCAGTTTGAGACGGCTGGCACCTCCGCTCTGGCCCCGGCCGCTCCCGGCAAGCCGGTTGAAATCGAAACCGCCGGCGGAGACCACTTCTCGGTGTCCTTTGAAGAGGTCCGGCATTTCATCTGCGCGAAAGCGACCGACGCCGAGTGCAAAATCTTTTTGGAGACCTGCCGGGCCTATCGGCTCAACCCGTTCACGCGGGAAGCATATCTCATCCACTACGACAACAAGTCGGATGAGACGCCCGCCACCATTGTCCTGGGCAAAAACTGCTACCTGCAGATGGCCGAGCGTCACCCCGCCTATGATGGTTTCGAGGCAGGTGTCATCGTGCTGAACGACGGCGGCGTCGAGTACCGGGAAGGCTCCGCCGTCTATGACGGCGAGGAGCTGCTGGGCGGCTGGGCCAAGGTCTACCACAAGGACCGCAGCCGCCCCAACTATGAGGAGGTCAAGCTGGGCGAGTACAACACCGGCAAGAGCCTCTGGGCCAGCAAGCCCGCTACCATGATCCGCAAGGTGGCGCTCGTCCATGCGCTGCGGGAGGCGTTCCCCAGCACCTACGGGCTGACCTACGACGAGTCGGAAATCGGCGTGGAGGTAGACGCAGAGGGCACGGCCCGCGAGCTGGACGATGACGCGCCCCGCAGCCTGCCGCGCAGCCGGAAAGCACCGGCGCAGCCGGCGGTGGAGATCGTCACCGCCGACAGCCCCGCCGAGGGGCCCCAGGACAGCGAGGACGACCCGTTCGGGGGTGAGGACGCATGATCATCAAAACGCGGCTGGGGGCCCTGGTAGCGGGCACCCTGGCCCGAGAACCCGAGATCAAGACCCTGGGCACCAAGGACGTCTTGGTCCTCAACGTCAAGGCCCAGAGCGAAAAGGATGACGCCGGCCGCTGGAAAAGCCTCTTTGTAGACGTCCAGTGCTGGGACGGCCTGACCGAGCGAGACGGGATGTACCAGAAGGGCGACTTTGTGGTCGCCTTCGGCCGGGAGATCAAGACCCGGGAGTATCCCGAGGGCAGCGGCAAGTTTTACCACAACCTGTCGGCAGACGGCCTGCTGCCCGGTGACCTTGTTAACCTGCGCTGGTCACAGCAGGTGGTAGACATGATCCCCGACGGGTCGACGCAAGCCGCGCCCATGACCGAGACCAGCATCCCCTCCCCTTACGACGCCGCGCCGGAGGCAGACCTCTCCGCTCCGCTGGACGATGACGAAACCCTCCCGTTTTAATATATCACTCAGCCAGGGAAACCTGGCTTTTCTGTTGTATTGATATTGACAAAGTATTTATTTTTGTGGTATAATAGTGGAAACAAAACACAAGGAGGTTAGACATGAATTACACTGTCAGCGCAAAGAAAGAGTTTGTCGAACGTTTGCGGAAAGAGGCGGACAAGGCAGGCATGACCATCAGCGAATACATCCGCTATTGCATCACGCGGCATTGGGAACAGAATCAGAAACGGAGGGATTAAATGGCGATATTGAGAAACCCGAATAGAGGCAAGTTTACCGTTGTAGACAATTACGCATTGCGAGATGATAACTTATCTCTTAAAGCGCGCGGCCTTTTGGTGACTATGCTTTCACTTCCTGACAACTGGCAGTTTTCCGAAAATGGGCTGTGCTCCATATTCAAAAAAGACGGCCAAGCGTCTATCAGAAGCGGATTGAAAGAGCTTGAAGAATTCGGTTATCTTGTAAGAACCAGAACCCGTGATAACTTGGGTAGAGTTTCAAGCGTTGATTGGACTATTTACGATTACCCACACTTGGAAAAACGCAACGTGGTAAATCCAAGTTTGGATTACAAACCCCAATTAAATATTAATCAATCTAAGACTAAAGAATCAAATACTGAGAGAGAGAAGCGCAAGCGCTTCACCCCGCCCACGCTGGAAGAAGTTTCTGCATATTGCCGTGAGCTGAACAGCAAGATTGACCCGCAGCAGTTTATTGACTATTATACAGCCAACGGATGGGTACAGGGCAAGGGAAAGCCTATCAAGGATTGGAAAGCGGCTGTCAGGACGTGGAACCGGCGAGAGAACAAACCACAGGGAAACACGGTGGCATATAAGCCGCAAGAGCCGATGTATAGGGAGGCAAAGTGATGGATTTAGAGAAAATCTTTTTGGGCTCTATCATGATTAAACCGGAAGTTGCGCCGGACGTGATCGGTGACCTTGAGCTTGAGCTGTTCAGCGAAGAAACAAGGCCGGTGTGCGCCGCGCTTATTGGTCTGTTTGACGCCACAGGAAAGCTGGATGTGGTCGCAGCAGCGGAAAGATACCCGGCCTTGAAAGTGCCCATTGTAGAGTGTGTGGAGTCCATTGAAAGCGAATGTCTCAGGCCGACACGGGAAAACATTTTGAACTGGCTGCAAATGCTTAAGGAAAACCGGGCCGCCGAAAAGTTCCGCAGCATTGCCCTTGAAGCGTGTAGCCAGGCAATGAGCTTTGAGGACTTGCAAGAATCCTATGAGAAGATGGGAAAAGCGCTGGACATTGAGAGCAAAGGAGACGACTTCGAGAGTTCCGGCGACCTTGTGGACGATTATATCAGATCACTTAGAGACAAACCGGAATACATCCCGACGGGGCTTTCAAAGCTAGACAGAAACCTTCACATTTTGCCGGGAAACTTTATCTTGATCGGCGGCAGACCGAGCGCAGGCAAGACAGCACTTTCCTTGCAACTTGCGGTCGAGATGGCGCTTAGAGGTTATCGGGTTTGCTATTTCAGCCTGGAAACGTCCACAAAGGTTTTAATTCGCCGCGTGATTGCAAACCGAACTCGCAGCCCGCTTGCAGATGTGCAAAATAAGCGCGTTCCGGCTGCTGAACTTGATTGCCTTTCAAGGTTGAGAAAAGCGCCTCTGTTTTTTCGGTCTGCATCCGGTAAAAGTACATCGTGGGTAAAAGCGCAGGCAATGCGGAAAAAAGCGCAGATTGTTTTTATTGACTATGTGCAGCTGCTGAGCTGTACGGAAGCAAAAGACCGGTACACGCAAATCACGAAAATTTCCATTGCCTTGCATGAGCTTACACAAAGTACCGGAATGGTAGTGTTTGGGCTTGCACAGCTGAACCGTGGAGCCGCACGCTCTGACCCTACAGTCGCAGATTTGAAAGAGTCGGGCCAGCTTGAACAGGATGCAGACGCCATTATTCTTTTGGGAGGCACAGATCACCCATTTATCCTGGCAAAAAACAAGGAAGGAGAGGCGGGAATCTGGTTCAACATTGTGTTCGACAAAGAAAAGCAGCGATTCCTGGAGGTGACACCATGATCGAAACCGAAATTTTATTGCAGCTCTGGTCGGACATCTTAGCCGACGTCCAGGCCGACAAAACCTTCATGCAGCAGGTCGAGCGGGCAGCCCAGGACGCGGCCTTTCGCACGCGCTCGGGCGCCGTCCGTGCCGAAGTGATGCGCCGCCTGCAAAAGGCCGGCGCGCTGCCGGGGGAGGAGTGACCCCATGCAATACAAACTGACCATCCCCGGCCGTCTGCCTGGTCTGAACGAGCTGATCGAGGCCGAGCGGTCCAACCGGTACAAGGGCGCCCAGCTTAAAAAAGACGCCGAGCGCCGCATCTGCGCCGAGATACGCCGCCAGCTGCACGGCGTACATATCCGCCGGCCGGTGGTGATGCGGTATCTGTGGGTCGAGCCGGACCGCCGCCGGGACCGGGACAACATCACTGCCGGCCGCAAGTTCGTCCAGGACGCGCTGGTGCGCTGCAAGGTCCTGCAAAACGACGGCTGGAAAGAGATAGCCGGGTTTTCTGACGATTGGGCTGTGGACAAAGCGAGGCCCAGGGTTGAGATCGAGATAACAGAAATGGAGGATTGACTATGAAGCGGGAAGAAGCGATTGCTATTTTGCAGGATAAACACGATGAATGCAAAGCGTTTTATGATTTAGCTGCGCACCCAGAAGATGCTTACCCCGGCACAAAAGAGTATATGGAAGCCTTGCAAATGGCCCTCGCCGCCCTCCGCATCCCCACGCGGGAGCAGGTGGAGGCGTGGAAGGGCGAGTGGATCCCATATCTTGATGGAGAACACATAATGCCGGAAAGATATTATAGTTGCTCAAAATGCGGCAACAGAGGATACCCAAGTAAAAAGAATTTTTGTGTTTTCTGCGGCGCTCCTATGACGGACGAGGCCGTGGAGATTACCCTGCGGAGATTGGAGGCGCTCCATGAAAACGATCATTGACCGCATCGGCAAGCCCGCCATGCTGGAGCAGACCGCTGAAGAATGCGCCGAGCTGGCCCACGCCTGCCTGAAAGAGGCCCGGCGGCTGCGGGGCGAAAATCCCACCCCCAAGACCACGCCCGAGTGCTGGCTGGCCATCAGTGAGGAGCTGACCGACCTGCAGATCTGCATCGAGATGCTGGAGGCCGCAGGATATCACGGCAACCCGGCCATAGCCGACGTCAAGCGCCAACGGATGGTGCAGCGCCTTGACGAGGCTGGAAAGTGAGGCGCTATGAGCAAAAAGTGCTTAGACTGCGCAAAGTGTCAGCAGATAAAGGGCTGGCGCGTCGCACGGGAGGCTTACAGCGTCCTGTGGCCCGTTTTGATCAACAACAAGGTCGCAACCCTGGAGCTCAACGAAAAACAAATACAGGGCCTCTTAGACGTCACAGAGGAAATGACAAGTATTATTTGCGGAGCCGAGGAAAGCGGCATGAACATAGCCGAGTATGCGGAGTACATCACCGGCAAGGCGGACGAGTGCCGGGCCAGATTGGAGGCGAAACCTTGAACCGTATAACAAAGATACCAGATGATTTTTCCTGCCCGTTTGTGGAGTGCGCGCAGTCTCCGTACTGCCACAACAAGATGTGCGACCGGTGGGAAGCATGGTTCAGCCGCTCGTGGGCCAGCATCCACAAGCAAGGGCTGGAAGCGATCGAAAGGAGAAAATTACATGAGCACCCCTCGGTATGACTGGTGGCCCTACGTCAAGGGCATGATCCGCCGTTACCCGGAGCTGTGCCGACGGGAAGCAGACCTGCACACCACCGCCGTTACCCCGAACTATGGCGGCGCGCCTGGCGGCAACGGCGGGCGGTCTGACCCTGTGGCAAACGCCGCCCTGCGCAGCCTGCCGGAGATCAACCGCCGCGAGATGGACGCTGTGCGGGCGGCCATCCGTACAGCTGAAAGTCTGCCCAGCGGCAGAGAACGGATGGAGCTTGTGAAGCTGTACTATTGGAAGCGCTCTCACACCTTGTTCGGCGCGGCGAATGCGATCCACGTTTCCGAAAAGACTGCCCTGCGGTGGAACCGCGAACTGATCCTTCAGGTGGCAAAAAACTTTGGGCTTCTGGACGAATGACCGTTTAGAGCCAAAAACCTGTGCTATATTGATACCATCGAGAGCCGCAGGCGGGGGCGCACCCCTTCGCCGGCGGCTCTTTTGGTCCAGCGCAATGCTGTCACCATACACCCCGCGGCCGGAGGCGGGTAAGTTCCCCGGCAGCCTGCTCGGCTCAAGAGCGCACCGCCCGAAGGCTTGGCAGCCCCTGGGCGGTTTTTCATGCGGCCGGCCGTTGGGGCGCGGGGTTCTTTTGCTGTTTGTGGGTCTTGGATTGCAGGCATCGTTTTTTACCTCCTTTTCTCCCCGGCCCGGTTCAAGTCCGGGCGGCCGCACCATTTAGCCGGGACCCCGTACCGGTTCCACAAAGCGCATGATGGTTTTCTACACGCTCACTCTCCATCACCGGGAGCTTGCGGGCGTACTATTCGCGCCCGCACCTGTCGGAGGCCCCGGAAGGCTTTGCGCCTGTGCGCTTTTATTTTTTGTTTTGAGAGGTGGTGACTGTGGCAAACCGGCTTACAGACAAACAAAAAAAGAAAATAGTCGCTGATTATCTTGAGCTGGGGAGCTATAATGCTACCGCAAATCGAAATGGAGTTTCTAACCACACTGTTAAACGCGTTGTGCTGGAAGTTCCGGAAATATCCGAAAAAGTCAAACAAAAAAAGGCTGAGAATACTGCCGACATCCTCGCATACATGGAAAGCCAGCGCGGGCTTGTGTGCGAGATCATCGGCAAGGGCCTGGCCGTACTGAACGACGAGGAAAAGCTGCGGGAGGCCACCCCCGCGCAGATCACCACCGCGCTGGGAACCCTGATCGACAAATGGGCGGCGGTGAGTGGCAGCGCTGCGGATGAGATCAAAGAGGACGGCTTGAGCAAGAGCCTACGGGAAATGGCAGAGGAGCTGGAAAGCGATGGATGAACTTTTTAAAAAACAATTGCTTCTCAATCAAATTGCAATTATGGAAGCGTTATTCATGGAAAGCCATTATGGGGAACACATTAAAATATTGAAAGAGGCTATAAGGCTTTCTAAAACGTTTATTGAATTACCAGAAAGGTCAAATGGTGATCAGTGAAAAGCAAAAGAAAATCCTTGCATTCCCATACTCCAATTATGACGCTCTGATTTGTGACGGGGCCGTCCGTTCCGGCAAAACCTCCATCATGATGTGGGCGTTTGTGGATTGGGCCATGCGGGAGTTTTCCGGCCAGCGGTTCGGCATCTGCGGCAAGACAGTGGACAGCGCAAGCAAGAATATCATTGTTCCGTTTATCTCCATGAGCCTGGCAAAACAGCGCTATACCCTGCGTTGGCGTCGCTCCGACAAGATTCTGGAAGTCAGCCGGGGGCCTGTGAAGAACTATTTCGAGGTGTTCGGAGGCAAAGACGAAAGCTCGTTCATGCTCATACAGGGCCGCACTTTGGCCGGCGTATTGCTGGACGAGGTCGCCCTGATGCCCGAGAGCTTTTTCAACCAGGCGCTAGTCCGCTGTTCGGTGGACGGCGCAAAGCTGTGGTTTTCCTGCAACCCGGACAATCCCCAGCACTGGTTTTATACAAACTGGATAAAAAAACGCAAAGAGAGAAACGCCCTGTATCTGCATTTTGAGATGACGGACAATCCGTCCTTGAGCGAGAAAACGCTTGAGAGGTACAAAACGCAGTACACGGGCGTTTTTTACGACCGCTATGTTCGCGGGCTGTGGGTGGCCGCCGAGGGCTTGATCTACGACCATTTCGGCCCGCAGTGCATCGTGGACCGGCTGCCGGAAGGCGGCGGACTGCAATACATCGTATCCTGCGACTACGGCACCCTCAACCCGTTTTCCGCCGGGCTCTGGACCTGGGACGGCAAGACGGCGACACGCATCCGCGAATACTACTATTCCGGCAGAGACCAACGCTCCAACAAAACCGACGAGGAATATTACACCGAGCTGGAAAAGTTGATCGGCGAATTGCCGGTGCGGAAGATCATCGTGGACCCGTCGGCGGCGTCTTTTATCGAGGTCATTAACCGGCAAAAGAAATACAAGGTCTTGCGGGCGGTCAATGATGTGATCCCCGGTATTGCCACGACGGCGCGGTATCTCCAGGACGGCACCCTCAAGATTTACCGCGGCTGCAAAGACGCCATCCGGGAATTTGGCCTGTACCGATGGGACGACAAGTCTACCGAGGACCGGCCGATCAAAGAAAACGACCATTGCCTTACAGGTGATACAATGGTTGAAACTGTTAGCGGACCTGTACGAATTGATAGGCTTGTCGGAAAATCAGGGCATGTTTATTGCACGAACGGAAAACAAACAAAAATCGGATACTTCCATAGTGTCAGGATGACACAAAACAATGCAGAAGTATTCGAGATAGAACTTAAAAACGGAAAAACAGTAAAAGCAACTGCCGATCATCCTTTTCTGACAAAACGTGGTTGGGTGTTGCTGAAAGACCTGCGCAGCGATGATCAAATCGCATGTATTGGAGGTACTTATGGAAATGATAAAATACAACGAAAACAAAACAGTTGCATTTTTCGATGGTTACAAATTCCGAAAAGACTTAAAAACAGGATATTTTCTTTCATCCAAAAAGACAGACCTGAATAAACGGGAGCGTTTGCATTGTTATGTATGGCGATTCTTCCATGGAAGCATTCCAGAAGGGTATCACATTCATCACAAAGATGAGGACAAGGATAACAATGAATTGCAAAACCTGATTTGTATACCGGAAAGTGAACATATTAGGTTGCATTCAAGAGAAAACGCCGCAAAAAATAAAAATTCGATAAAACAAAATTTAAAAGAAAACGCTCTCCCCAGTGCAATCGCATGGCATAAAAGCGAAGCTGGGAAATTATGGCATTCTGCACATCAAAGGCAAACAATAGAAAACCTGGAGCCAAAAAAATACATATGCAAATATTGCGGAAAGGTTTTTTACAAGTTACCTCTCGGTGGTACAAAATTTTGCAGCAATAATTGTAAGGCCGCATATAGAAGGAAAACAGGAGCAGATAACGAAAAACGTATATGCGCTGTTTGTGGAAGGGAGTTTTATGTCAACAAATATGCAAAAACAAAAACGTGCTCCAAAAAATGCGCAACTGCATTACGTTGGGATAAAGTCAATCACCCCCATCGGGAAACAACCGGTTTATAATATGGAAGTTTCCAAATTCCACAACTTTGCTGTAAATGGAGGAATCATTGTCCATAACTGCATGGATGATATACGCTATTTTGTTATGACTTTTCTGCGGTACAAAGCCCGCAGGGAAAACTATACCCCGATCTGGACGTGAGGTGAAGAAAACCCCATGAAAACCTACCAGGACCTGCTCGACGTCGGGCAGGACGAAAAAGCAAGGATGGAGTTTGTCCTCTCCTGCATCAATGAATACAAGGGCAGCGAAGCCTACCGGAACGCGGTCGAAGCCAAGCTGTATTATAGCGGCGAGAATCCCACCATCAACCGCTACGAAAAACTGCTGTATGACTTTATGGGGCAGCCCCATGTGGACCTGTTCTCGGCCAACCACAAGATCGCAAGCCAGTTTTTCGGGTTTGATGTCAACCAGGAAGTGAGCTATCTGCTGGGCAACGGCGTCACCTTTGCGGATGACAGCACCAAGGACAAGCTGGGCGAGGACTTTGACCTGCGCCTGATGGACGCTGCAACCTGGGCGCTGGTGGGCGGCGTCGGGTATGGATTTTTCAACCTGGATCACATCCAGGTGTTTGAGGCGACCGAGTTTGTACCCCTGTACGACGAGGAGGACGGCGCGCTGAAAGCCGGCGTCCGCTGGTGGCAGGTGGACGAAAGCAAGCCTCTGCGGGCCACCCTGTACGAGATGGACGGTTACACCGATTACATCCGGCGCAAGGGCGAGGACATGGAGGTCAAAGAGGCAAAGCGCGCATACAAGCAGATCGTGCAGGTGTCGGAGATCAGCGGCGAGGAAATCTTGGCCGGGGAAAATTACCTCGGATTCCCGGTCGTGCCGCTGAAAAACGGCCAGGACGGCAAGTCCGAGCTGACCGGCAAGCGCAACACCATCGACGCGCTGGACCTGTGCACCTCCAATCTGGTCAACAACGTGGACGAGGGCAGTCTTATTTATTGGGTCCTGACCAACGCCGGTGCTATGGATGATGTGGACGACGCGAAGTTTATTGAGCGCCTGAAAACCGTCAAGGTGGCCCATGTGGACGGCACCGACGGCGGCGTAAGCGCAGAGCCGCACACCATCGAGGCCCCATTTGAAGGCACATCGGCGGCCATCGATACACTGACCCGCAAGCTCTTTACCGACTTCCAGTGTTTTGACTCTGCCGCAGTCAGCGCAGGCAACCAGACCGCTACCGCCATCAAGGCCAGTTATGCGCCGCTGGACCTCAAGACCGACCGCTTTGAGCGCTGCGTAACCGGGTTTATTTTGGAGATCCTCAAGCTGGCCGGTATCAGCGACAGGCCTTCTTATACCCGCAACAGGATCGTCAACACCAAGGAGGAGACGGAAACCATCCTTTTGGGCGCGCCTTACTACGATGACGAGTACATCACCAAAAAGCTGCTGACTCTTAACGGCGACGCCGACCAGTTCGACGAGATGCAGCGGCGCAAGATCGCCGAGGATGCGCAGCGGATGGCTGCGCCCGCCTCGGGTATGACCACGGATGAAGGAGATATGGCATGATCACCCTTGCTTTTTTGCTGGATCACCAGGTGATTTCCAGATCTGACAAAAACACAGTCGTTGCGGGGTCCAAAAACTATGTGCGGGCCCGTTTCATCCTTCGTACGGACGATTGGGTTCGGCCCATCACTGCAATCTTCGGCGGTTACACTCAGTTGCTGGATGACAACAACGAGTGCACCGTGCCGTGGGAAGTGCTGCAGCAGCCCGGCAAAGTTGAGGTCTCGGCCTTCTGCGGCGATCTGCACACAGCCAATATTGCCGTGGTGCCTGTGGAAAAGACCGGGTACAAGTCGGGCGAGACCCCCAAAGACCCCACGCCGGACGTATACCAGCAGTTTTTACAGGCGGTCAAAGACGATGCCACTGCGGCAGAAAACGCGGCCAAAACGGCGCAGGAACAGGCACAGGCTGCCGCACAGCTGGTGTCTTATGATGCGCTGTCCGGTGCCATCCACGAGGGCGTGAACGAAGCATGACCAGGCAGGACAAAGCCCACGCGCTCACAGACAAAGAGCTGGAAGCCCTAGAGAGGCGCATTGCAAAGGTATACAAAGAGGCTTTGGACGATGTAAAAGAAACCATACAGGCCTATTTTGAGCACTTCCGCAAGCGTGATGAGGCGATGAAAAAGCGTCTGGACGCCGGGGAGATCACCGAGGACTATTACAAGCAGTGGAGGCTGAACCAGATCGGCCGGGGCAGGCGCTTTGAGGACTTGCGGGACAAGCTGGCCGAGCGGTTTACCGATGCTTACGAGACCGCCGTTGCTTATGTCAACGACAAAACCCCCGGTATCTACTCGCTCAACCGCAACTATGCCGCGTACACCATCGAGAAAGAGGTGGGCGACGTCGGTTTTACCCTGTGGGATGAACAGACGGTGCGGCGGCTGATCGTGGAGGAGCCGGACGTCATGCCCTACTATCCGCCAAAGCGGGCCGTACAGCGCGGCATTGACCTTGCCTATGGTAAGAGCCAGATCACCAAAAACGTCACCAGCAGCATTTTGCAGGGCTTGAGCATCGGGCAGATGGCCGACAGCTTACAGGCCCGAGTGGTCACCATGAGCCGGGTCAGCGCCGTCCGCGCCGCTCGCACCGCCGTCACGGCGGCGGAAAACGCCGGACGAATGGACAGTTACCACGCCGCCGAGAAGATGGGCATCAAAATGCGCAAGCGTTGGCTATCAACGCTTGATGGCCGCACCCGCCATGCCCACGCCATTCTGGACGGCCAGACGGCAGACGTGGACAAGCCTTTTAAGGTGGACGGGCGCGAAATCCGCTTTCCCGGTGACCCACAGGCCGCGCCGTATCTTGTATACAACTGCCGGTGCGCGCTAATTGCGGACGTCAAGGGCATCCCGCAGGATGATGCTTTGCGGCGTGACCGGGAGGGCATTATCCCAGACATGACTTTTGCACAGTGGCAAAACACCAAGCGCGGAGAAAGGGGGTTGCAGCGATGACCGTAAATTTCAAGGACAACTCCGGCGCCGTTCTCAGCGCCTTTCATTCCGCCGTGGAAAAGGCGTTGGAAGAATGCGGGCTTGTGGCGGAGGGATACGCCAAAAAGCTGGCGCCGGTTGACACTGGCAATCTGCGCAACAGCATTTCCCACAAGGTAGACCCGGAAGAACCGGCTGTTTACATCGGCAGTAATTCTTTGTACGCTGCTTACCAAGAGTTCGGCACTGGTATTTACACCGAGGGAGGTCGGGATACCCCATGGGTCTACCAGGACGAAAAAGGGAATTGGCACTGGACGCGAGGCAACAAAGCGCAGCCGTTCCTCAAGCCCGCCGTGGCCGACCATGCCCGGCAATACCGTCAGATCATCGAACAGGAGCTGAAAAATGGATGAAAAGACCATTGAAGCTATCAAGAGCGTACTTGCCAAAGGCGACCGGGTGGAACTAATACCCGTAAAAGACGGGGTCAAGGTCATTCAGGTTAGACGAAAGGAGATCAAAATAAATGGTTGAATGGATTAATCCAAAAGACCGTCTTCCAGAAGAATATCACCCTGTGCTTGTCAAAATAGGTGGGGATGTTCATGTTGCGCATATTGTAGAAAAGATTTCACTCACTGGACCAGGCAAAAATTTTTGGTTTGCTGATGATACGATTATGAAATGGCCGGCAGAGGATGCGTCCTGTTGGGCTGAAATTCCCAATGTCCAGAAAGACACCAATTCCGCCGAAAGCAAGCCGGAAGAACCATATACGTTTGATTACAACAGCGCAATGATGTGGCTCATACTGATAATGGTATTGGGGTCGCTGGAAAATTGTAAAGCAGAACCGAAAAGCGGCTGGTTTTACAAGGATTCCGGGAAAGAGTACAAGGGCGCTATTTACACCGGCAAAGATATGTTTGCCGACAAAGACGGAAACGAAATCATTTATATTCCTCCCTCTAAGCGTTGAGGGAGAAGGGCCGAGCGGGGTCAACTATCCGGGAAAACCGGACGGTTGGCCCCGCTTTTTGTTTTGCGCGGGCCGTCAGGGCTTGTCTGGTGCGATTCCAGACCCGCGCGCATACAAGGCAAAGCAGCAAAGAACAGCTGTTTTTGATACAGTCACCCCGATGCACCGGGCCAATGAAAAGGAGACTGAACATGGCATTTACCCGCGAATTCATCCGTAAGACCGCAAAGGAATGCGGCCTCGACATCCCGAAAGAGTTCGAAAACGCCCTTGTGGACGAACACCTTTCGGCCAGGGACACCTACGCCGAGGCACAGGTGAAGGACGCCCTGGAGAAAAACAAGCCCGCTGAGCCGCCCAAGATCAAGGACACCGACGAGTACAAAGCGCTCAAGAAGGAGTACGAGGATTACAAGGCAGAGGTCAGCGGCAAGGAAGCCAAAGCGGCCAAGGAACGCGCTGCACGGGCTTTCTTTGAGGGCCGGGGGATCACCGGCAAAAGTCTGGATATCGCCATGCGCGGCAGCGGCGCGGAGATCGCGGCGCTGGAGCTGGACGGGGACAAGATCAAGGACGCTTCCGCCCTGGAAGCACTTGTGAAAGACACCTATGCCGGCCTTGTCGCCAAAACCGAGACCCGCGGCGCCCAGACGGCCACCCCGCCCGCCAACACCGGCAAGCCTATGACGCGCGATGAAATCTACCGCAAGGACGACAAAGGACGTTACGTCCTGTCCACCGCCGAGCGCCAGAAGGCCATTGCCGAAAACCACGAAACCTTTGGCATCTAACGAAAGGAGCTATTTATGCCTGCGAAAACCAACGTAACGACTTCTGCGCAGTTCACCACCAGCGCCCGGGAAGTGGATTTTGTGACCCGCTTTGCCGACAACTGGGACGCCCTGCGCAACATCATGGGCATCATGCGCCCCATCCGCAAGACCCCCGGCACCAAGCTGGTGTCCTACAAGGCAGCGGTGGACGGCTCCCTGCAGGGCGGCACCTCGGTGGCAGAGGGCGACGAGATTCCCTTCACCAAAATGAAGGTCTCCCCTGTCTCCTACTCGGACATTGAGGTGGCCAAGTACGCCAAGAGCGTGACCATTGAGTCGGTCGCCAAGTTCGGGGCCGACGTGGCGGTCGAAAAGACCGATGACGCTTTCCTGGTGGCGCTGCAGAACAAGGTCCTGGCGGACTTTTACACCTTCCTGAACACCGGCAGCCTCACCAGCACCGAAACGACCTGGCAGCGCGCCCTGGCCATGGCCAAGGGCAAGGTGCTGGACAAGTTCGCCGGCATGGACAAGGACGTCACCGAGGTGGTGGGCTTTGCCAACATCCTGGACGCCTACGACTACCTGGGCGACAAGGAAATCAACGTGCAGACCGCCTTCGGCATCAGCTACGTGGAAAACTTCCTGGGCTACCGCACCCTGTTCCTTCTGCCCGCCAAGTACATCGCCCAGAAAAAGGTGATCGCCCTGCCGGTCGAGAACATCGACCTGTACTATGTGGACCCCGCCGACAGCCAGTTCGGCCAGCTGGGGCTGAATTACACCGTCCAGGGCGAAACCAACCTGATCGGCGTGCACGTGGAGGGCGATTACAGCCGCGCCACCGGCGACATGTACGCCATCATGGGCATGAAGCTGTGGGCCGAGTACCTGGACGGCATCGCCGTGATCACGGTGTCCGCGGGGGGGTAACGCCCCCGGTCGAAGAAACGGGCCTCGTCGGCTCGGGGGTAGTAGGTAAAGCCAAGGTTGGCAGAAAGAGAGGCACATAAATGGCATATACACCGACTACATGGAATGACGGCGATCTCATCACCGCTGAAAAGCTGAACAAGCTGGAGCAGGGCGTACAGAACGAGCAGGTCGGGCCGCAGGGGCCGAAGGGAGATATCGGAGCGCAGGGCCCGAAAGGCGATAAAGGAGATGCCGGAGCACAAGGCCCTGCTGGTGCTGACGGCGCAGACGGAGCGGCGGCAGGGTTTGGCACTCCAACCGCGACAGTAGACGCCAACACCGGAACGCCGTCTGTTACCATCACTGCGAGCGGCCCCAATACGGCAAAGATATTTGCGTTTGCTTTCAAAAATCTTAAAGGCGCGAAGGGCGATACCGGCGCAAAGGGAGAGACAGGCGCGAAGGGGCCGGCTGGGAAGGGTGTTAAATCCATTGCGCTGACCACGACGGCGGGAGCGGTCACGGGTGGCACTGTGACGTTCAGCGACGACAGCACCGCACCAATTACAGTCACTTCGGCAGATGCATAAAAGGAGGGCGGCGTGATGCTGGAAACCGTTTTGATGTATTTGAACAACTGGTTCGTTGTGGGCCGGTATGACGATACATACACCATCGAGGACGGCGGCATTACGCTGCCTTTCCTCGCAAATGGGCAGTATTTCCGCATCCTGGGCAGCACTTTCAACGATGGGTTGTACCAGTACCCCACGCCCGATTTGACCGACGAGACCTTTGACGGCGCGGTCTGGGCGCTGGCGGTGCCCCGGGCGGTGGTGCAGCTGGCGGATGAGATCGCCGCATGGGAGCAGAAAAACGGTGCGGTAGCCGCCAGGCCCTACACCAGCGAGAGCTTTTGCGGTTACAGCTACACTCGGGCCGCCGCATCCGATGGCCGCCCGCTGGGCTGGCAGGACGTCTTTTCCGCCCGGCTCAGCCGCTGGCGGAAAGTCCACGGGGCCGCATTCGCATCCCAGGCTATGCCGCCCGGCACGGCCTGGCATCCGCCCGATGAAAGGAGGCTGGGCAAGTGAGCCTTTTGGATGATTTCGCCCGCACCTGTGTGCTGCTGGAAAAGACCCGCAAGCCGGACGGCGAGGGCGGGTATACCGTCGAATGGGCCGACGGCGCGGAGTTCCAGAACTATCAGGCGCTGGACACCTCGATGGAAGCCCGCCGGGCCGAAAAAGAGGGGGTCACAAGCGTCTATTCCGCCCTGGTGGATAAGGCGGTGCCCATCGAGTACAACGACTATTTCCGCGACACCACCACCGGCGAGACCTACCGCGTTACGAGCGAACCGAGCGAAAAGCAAAGCCCGAAAATGGCCAGCTTTTCGCTCAAATTTTTCACGGCAGAAAAGAGGGCCTTACCGTCATGACCATCAACATCTTAGGCACCGAATATACAGTGATTCTTGCAACCAAACAGGCCGAACCCAGGCTTGAAGACTGTGACGGCTTTTGTGATGAAACCACAAAAGAAATTGTTGTTGAAAATTACAAAAGAGGACAGCCGGGCAGCAAAGGAAAACTGGAAATTCAAGAGCAAAAGAATATCCGCCATGAAATCGTTCATGCGTTCTTGTTCGAAAGCGGCTTAGCTGAAAATAGCGATTGGGCGCAAAACGAGGAAATGGTAGATTGGGTTGCCAAACAAGGCCCGAAGCTACTCAAAGCGTGGCAGGAGGCTGGTGCATTATGACCAAAGAAGCGGCTTTGCAGGCGTTCTTCGCGCGCTTTTTACCCTCTTACGCGTCGAGCGCCGTGCCGGAGGACGTGGTATTCCCCTACCTGACCTACGACCTCGTTACATCGGCATGGGGAGAAGGGGAAGTCAGCCTGACCGTCAACCTCTGGTATTACACCACCAGCGAGGCCGCCCCCAACGCCAAGGCCCGGGAGCTTTCCCAGGCCATTGGCCGGGGCGGGACGCAGCTGCCCTGCGACGGCGGCTCGATCTGGCTCAAGCGCGGCTCTCCCTGGTGCCAGAGCCTGCACGACGATGCAGATGCACGAATCAAACGGCGGTACATCAACGTCACCGCCGAATATCACACGGATTATTGAGGTGATACCATGCGATATACAAAAATCCGCGAAAATACGTTTCAAGAGCTTCAGCTGAACGCTGGAATTTTCCTTTTGAACTTCACACCGGCCACCGGCTCATTTGAGCCTACTGATATGTTGTGGTCCACTTCCGGCGGCGCATCGTTCTCGGATGTCCCGACTTTTTCGGACAAAGGCGAAGGCATCGATAATTGCCCGCGCAACATGAAAGAGCTGAAAACGCTGGATTATCGTGAGGTAACGATGAGCGGTACCGCGCTCACAATTAATTCTAAAAACGCCACTAGACTGATGGCTGCCGCAGATGTTGACAAATCCGACCCGACCAAGTTTATTCCCCGCAATGACCTGCTGGATACCGACTTCATCGATATTTGGTGGGTGGGCGACTACTCGGACAAAAACGGCAGCACCAAGGGCGGATTTGTTGCTATCCACCTGCTGAACGCCCTGAACACCGGCGGTTTCCAGCTTCAGAGCACTGACAGGGACAAAGGCCAGTTTGCATTCTCGTTTATGGGCCACTATTCCATGAGCGCACAGGATACCGTGCCCTACGAAGTGTATGTCAAGGCCGGCGCGGCCGAAGCCGAGGAGTAAGGAGGAACCATGAAAAAGCTGTCTGATTTCAAGGATGACGCCGCCATCGAGGTGGTGGCCGACCTGCTGCCTTATATCAGCGAGATCGTGCAGAATCCCGCCAACAAAGAAGCTCGTGGCAAGGACGCCATGAGCTTTATTTCTGCCCTGCTGCGCAACAGCAAGCACGCGGTCAAGGGTGTGCTGGCCGTGCTCAACGAGACGCCGGTGGAGGATTACACCTGCACCGCCGCCAGCATCCTGGCCGACGCCGTCGCCATGTTGAGCGACCCCGACCTGCTTGTGCTTTTCGGTGTGCAGAGACAGACGCCGGCCTCTGCTGGCTCTGCATCGGAGAGTACAGAGGCCCCCGCAAAGTAAACTGCTTTTTGCAGTACATGGCCGCACGGTACGAGCAGTGGGCGGAGAGCCGCCTCTACCGGGCCTATACAGCCGAGTGCGCCAGGGTCTGCACCGAGAACACGGCGGCACTGGGCGGCGGCAAGCTGATGCCGGTCAGCTATGAGGACCTGCTTTTGCGCAAAGCACCGCAGCAGGACAAGCGCACCGGCGACGAGATCGCGGCGGACGTCATCAAGCGCGCCGGGCTGAAGGTGGTGAGGAAAGACAATGGACGTATTTGACCTGTTTGCGAAAATCTCCCTTGATACCAGCGAATACGAACAGGCCGTAAAGGGAGCTTCTGCGGACGGTCAGCAGCTTGCAAAAAGCTGGAGCGGGTTCGGCCAGAAGATCGGCGCGGCCTTTTCCGTCCTGGGCAAAGCCGCCGTTACCGGGGCAGGTGCAGCGACCGCCGCTGTCGGCGTTCTGACCAAGTCCAGCCTGGACGCCTATTCCAGCTTCGAGCAACTGACCGGCGGCGTGGAGACGCTGTTTAAAACGAGCGCCGACACGGTGATGGAGTACGCCGACAACGCGTACAAGACCGCCGGGATGTCTGCAAACCAGTATATGGAGACGGTAACGGGCTTTTCCGCCACCCTGCTGCAGGGTCTTGCGGGAGACACCGAAGCCGCCGCAGAGTATGCCGATCTTGCCATCACCGACATGGCCGACAACGCCAACAAGATGGGCACCGCCATGCAGTCCATCCAGTATGCGTATCAGGGGTTTGCAAAAGACAACTACACCATGCTGGATAACCTCAAGCTTGGATATGGCGGCACACAGGCCGAAATGGCCCGTCTCATCAACGATTCCGGCGTCCTTGGGGATGCGATCCAGGTAACGGCGGATACGGTTGCACAGGTGCCGTTTGACAAGATCATCGAGGCGATCCACGTTATCCAGACCCAGCTTGGCATCACCGGCACAACGGCAGCAGAAGCGGCCACCACCATCGAAGGCTCTGTCAACAGCATGAAAGCCGCATGGGAAAACCTGCTGACAGGTATTGCGGACGAAAATGCGAACCTTCCCGAGCTGGTGGAACAATTTGCGGACTCGTTTGAGGCTGCAATGGATAATGTCATGCCCCGTATCGTCCAGATTTTCGGCGGCATCGGCGATGCTGTCCTGGAGGCTGCGCCTATCATTGCGGAGCAAATCCCGCCCATGGTGGAAAGTCTGTTGCCTTCTCTGCTGAATGCGGTTGCGTCTCTTGTGGCAAGCGTTGCAGAGCAGCTGCCATCCCTTTTGACCATCCTGACGGATTCCATTACCCAATTTGCGGACTACCTCACCAACAACATGGACGAGGTGTTCGACGTAGGTCTTGAAATCATTTACAACATCGTTGAAGGCATTCGGGATGCGCTGCCGGACCTGCTTTATTCGGCCGCAAAACTGGTAACCTCCTTTGGTGTGGAAGTTCTGGACCATTCGGACGAAATCCTTCAAATTGGCGTAAACATCGTGTTTGCGATCATTGAAGGTATCGCTAATGTGGTGGCCGATTTTGGAGAGGCAGCGCTGGGCCTGATTGCGCGTTTTTTGCACATCTGGGACGGCAACATGGACAGCTTCGGCCAGATCGGCACAAACGCCGTCAATTCGATCATCAACGCTATCACCGGCGGACAGGTGGGCGTGCAGAACGCCGCAAAGGGCGTCTATGACGCGGCCATGCGGGGCTTTTCCGGCATGGGCGGCGGGCAGTCCAGCGGCGGCGGCGCAGGTCGCGGCGGTGGTGCACAGCGCAGTCTTGCAGCCCATAATCAAAGCTATTGGGAGCAAGTCGGCGAGCATTACGAAAGCACCGGACAGGACCAGAAAGGCGGTGACTACACCCCCGCCGCTGAAAAGAACACGCGGTCCACCTATGACTTCTCGGCCGCACTGGACAGCCTGTCCACCTCCGCCGGCAAAGCCGCCAAGCAGACCGAGACCCTGGCCGACAAGCTGGACGACGCCCACAGCGCACTCACCGCCAGCCAACAGGCTTATAAGACCCTCTCTGCGGCGGTGGAGGAGTACAACACCACCGGCAGCGTCAGCCTCGCCACCTGGCAGGACCTGATGGACCTGGCCCCCGAATACCAGGAACTTCTGGTGCAGGAGGGCGACAAGCTGGCCATCAACCAGACTGCTTACAACGAGCTGACCGCCGCCCAGCGTCTGGAGATCGAGACGCTGGCCCAGGCCAACGGGGTACTCCCCAAGACCATCCAGCTCATTGATTCGCTTGGCATCGCTATGGAGGAGACCGCAGATGAGACCGAGCTGGCTGCAAAACAGCTCGACGATGCGCTGGAAAAGTTGTCTGACGATTGGAGCAACAGCACTCTTTCGAAACTAAAGGACGCCGCTTCCAATATTCTGGGCGGGAACTTCGGAGACGCGCTGGTAGATGCCTCCGAAGTCGCCTGGAAACTACTGGATACCGCTACACAGCAGCAGCTTGTGGATTTGGCGCATGGCTGGCTGAACACGCTGGAAACAGCCTTTGCGCAGGACGGATTCAAGGGTCTTGCCAAAGCGGGCAAAACGATTGCAGAAAGCCTCGCTGCCGGCCTGCAGGATACCAGTTCCGTCACCGGAGCACTGATCAACAATGTGCTTGGTCAGGTGGGTATTTCCGGCGGCGTAGAAGGACTGCTGAGCACGATTGTCGAGCTGGGCCCCATCGTGCTTGGCGTTGTGGGCGTGGTAGCCGCTGTAGCCGCCGGTGTGGCGGGAGTGGCCGCTGCATTTTCTTACACCGTGGACCAGGGCCGGGCGCTGCAAGAGCAGGTCCAGGCGCTGACAGAGGACGGCAAAGAGCTGACCGACGAACTGAGCGCCGCGATGGAGGTTTTGCAGCCGATCATGGACCAGATCGACGGAATGCTCAGTCAGCTGGATCAGGTCACCTCCTTGTTCTCCGACACATTCAAAGGGATCGGGATTGAGATCATGGAAACCATGATTCCCATTATCCAGCAGATTTTGAATATTATCCTGCCGGTGCTGGAAAATCTGCAGCCCGCCCTGGAGGCTGTCGGCGACCTTTTGCGCACGCTGCTGGAATTGTTTGGGAATCTGGTTTCCAGTGTGCTGACCGCCCTGCAGCCTATTTTGGAGGCTATTGGGCCTCTGCTGGAGACACTGGCTGAGATTCTGAACAGCATCGCGTCGGTTGTTTCCGCAGTGCTCTCTCCGGCGCTGAAAGCTCTGGGCGAACTGCTGAATTGGCTGTTGAAACCGATCCTGTGGGTGGCGCAGGCTATCAATGATGCGGTGGAATGGATTGTGAGTCTGATCAATCCCCTTCTGAAATTCCTGGGGCTTGGTACTATCAGTTTGCCGGACAATTCCGCCATAAATAAAGGGAATGCCATTTCGTCCATCGGTTCGTCTGTCGGCGATTATGTCACTCCCAGCACATCCACCGGGACAAGCTCGGGCGGAACTACCATTCAAAAGGTGGAAATCTACATTGACGGCGCCCAGTACCAGGACCCTGAAAGCCTGGCAGAGGCGATCAGCATCCAGCTGCAGAATTTGACCGAAAGGAAGGTGAATGTTTTTGCGTAAGCTGGCGTTTTGGCTGGACGGCAAGTGCAGCCTGGATTATGGCATTATCCTGCAAAAAGAAATCACCTTCGACGGCGCAGAGCCGGACTATGAGGCCCAGCACATCCCCGGCCGGAACGGCGATCTGTATTTCTGGGATGCCAGCTATAAAAACGTCCAGGGCAAGGCCACCTGTTACGTCATTGGCGAGGGCACCGCAGCCGAACGCCGGCAGAAGGCCATTGAATTTTTTTTCGGTACGCCGGGCTATTTGCGGCTGGAACTGGACAACGAGCCGGACACCTACCGCATGGTCATACCAACCAAAGGCCCCGGCACGGATATCCGTGTGAGCAGCGTCGCCCCCTTTGAGGTAACGTTTTCGGCAAAGCCGGAAATTTACCTCAAAAGCGGGGAACGGACCGTCACCTTTGCCAAAAGCGGCGCGACCCTCAAAAACCCGACGGCGTTTTCCTCCAAGCCGCTCATAACGGTAAAGGGCAATTCCGCCGGGAGTTTGTTTGTCAATGGCGTGGAGTGCCGGTTTTTGTCGCTCTCCGGCTCCTGTACGCTGGACTGCAACACGCAGGAAGCTTACAAGAACGGCGAGAACAAAAACAACACTGTTGCCATTGCGGAGTACCCCGTCCTTTCTGCGGGCAGCAACGCCATCACATGGACGGGCGGCGTCCAGTCCGTTGAGATCATCCCAAGGTGGTGTTTTATTGCGTGAAACCTGTACTTTATCCGGCTGACGAAACAGCCTTTAACAGCAACGGCATCGGCGTTTTGAACGACTGCATTTCCTGCACCGTCACCGAAGAGCGCAACGAGGGCTTCGAATGCAAGCTGACCTATCCCATCGACGGCCAGCACTACAGCGACATCAAGACCCGCACCATTGTCATGGTGCAGCCCCGGCCCGATGCGTCCCCCCAGCCTTTCCGGGTCTACCGCATCACCCGGCCTGTGTCGGGTATCGTGACCGTATACGCACAGCACATCAGCTATGACCTGACCGGCATTGTGGTGCGGCCTTTCCGGGCCAACGGCATTGCGGCGGCTTTGTCCGGCCTCAAGACCAACGCAAGCACCGCCTGCCCCTTTGACTTCTGGACCGACATCAACGACGCCACCGGCACCTTTGAGACCGCTGTCCCGGCCAGCATCCGCTCCTGTCTGGGCGGGATGGACTATTCTATTTTGGATATGTACGGCGGGGAATTTGAGTGGGACCGGTACACCGTCAAGCTGCACAAGCGGCGGGGCGCCGACCGGGGCTTTACCATCCGGTATGGTAAAAACCTGGTGGACATGACCCAGGAGGAGAACATTGCACAGGTTTACACCGGCGTTTTCCCCTACTGGAGCGACAACGACGGCAACACCGTCACCCTACCGGAGGGCGCGGTCAAGGCAGAGGGCACCTATAACTATGACAATATCATGGTCCTGGACTGCTCCGCCGAATGGTCTGAACAGCCCTCCCAACAGCAGCTCCGGGAACACGCCCAAACCTACATCAAGAAAAACCATGTGGGCGTCCCCAAGGTGGGCTTTACTATATCGTTTGCCAAACTGAGCGATTCGGTGGAGTATGCCGGCCGCAAAGACCTTGAACGCATCGAGCTGTGCGACACCGTGCAGGTCATCTTCATGCAGCTGGGGGTGGCGTCCACCGCCACCGTCACCAAGGTGGAGTATGACGCGCTGAAAGGCCGTTACAAGTCCATCACGGTGGGCCAGGTACAGACAGGTATCCACCGGCTGATCGCCATGCAGCAAGGGGAGATCGACGGCAACAGCTCGGACATTGGCAAAAACAATACTGATATTCAAAAAACGATTGAATACATTGATGCCCAAATCAAAATTGTAAACGGCAAGATTGAGCTGGTCGGGACTGACATCAGCGCGCAGCTGGTGTATGTGGACATCAACAACCGCACGCTGTACATCAACCCGAAGGGCAAAATGGGCTCCAAGGGCACAGTCGGCGGACATTACGGCCTGTACCAGGGCGCGTCTGGGACCGTGGATCTGGTGCAGAGAATCGGTACAACGGTGGTCATCACTTACGACCTGTTGCGCCTGTGGTTTGTCAACGGGCTTTACATCGGTGCAACGGACCCGTCGTGGATCTTTGACGACGGCGGCGAAATTGATATCTGGGATGGTAACTAATATGCTGACTGCAAACCAAGTTTTTGACCAGTCCGCCGCGGGCTGGTCGGCAAAGATCGACAGCACCACCACCCCCGGCAAGGCGGTCGTAACGGCCACTCTGCCGGACGGCTGGGCGGAGGGTGAAATCTATCTCATCATCAAGCCTTTTCAGCTGCCGTTTGTCATCCAGCCTTTTGACGCCCTGACTTGTACGCTGGATGTGTCAGCGTTCGGCCAGCGCGGGTATATCTATATCACCTGCAAGCGGGCCGACGGCAGCCAGAAAAGCACGCCGATCATCACTTACCACGTCCACAGCAAAAAGGAGGATGGAAATGCAGAGCACGGAAATCGTTGACATTGAGCTCACCTCCCCCGGCGGGCCTCCCCCGGTGGTGCACGCCGTCGCTGGCGACATCTATAGCCGTTTTGTCGAAATGCACCTGTTTGCCGCGGGCGTCCCCTTCGAGCCTCCCGACGGCACGACCTGTATCATCGGGTGGAGGCGGACAGACACCGATTACGGTGCGTATAACTCCATCATGGAGGACGACGGCAAGACCTCGCACGAGGCTTATTCGTTTGACGGCTCCGTCCTGACCATCGAGCTGGACTGGCACGTCTGCCAGAAGGCCGGTAACGTGGCCGTCAACGTGTCCATGAACGGCGAGGGCGGCAGCCGCCTGCACACCTGGGAGCTCTGCTGCCGGGTAGCCCGGGGGGCCGTGGCCGACGCCGAAGACCCCACCAAGCCATCTGAGAGCGCCACCGACGCGGCCAACCGCGCCGAGGCCGCCGCCAACCGCGCCGAAGCCGCCGCAGAGCGTTCCGAAGCAGTTGCAGACGAGCTTGAAAACATTGTAAAAGACGGCCCTGTTGTGTCCGTAAACGGAAAAACCGGGCGCGTCCAGTTATCCGCGTCGGATATTCCGTTTGACAATGCCGGAACGCCTTTTGTCTCCACTACCGTACAGGACGCAATCGAGGAACTGCTTGGCATTGGCACTGCTTCTTCTACCATTATGGTTACCGCTCCTGCTGGTGTTGTTGTGACCGTCTCAAAAGGCGATAAAAGCTATACACAGACTGTCGGAGAAGATGGCGCGGCGCTGTCTTTTAAAGTGTTTGAAACCGGTGAATGGACTGTTTCGGCAGTGCTCAACGGCAGACTTTACAAGCGCACTGTAAATGTTGCAGAAGCCGGCGGCTCTTACAGCGTGGAGCTGTCCTATTTTAGCGCCACCCTGACCGCAACGGCGGTGGCCGGTGCGACCGTCACCGCCACCTGCGGCGAGACGGTGGTGACCGGCCAGGCAGCCGGCAACGGCCAGGCTGCACTGGAGATCAAGCTGCCGGGCAACTACGTCGTGCAGGCCACGATGGCCAACAGCTACGGCAACGCCGCGTCCAACAGCCAGGCGGTCAACGTGGTGGACAACGGCGGCAGCTATACGGCCACCGTCAAGTTCATCCGGCTGACGGTGACTATCGACGCCGGGTCGCAGATCACCATCAGCAAGGGCGACACCAACATCAGCCTGACCGGCACCGGCTCGGATCAGGTGTATCTGCCCAGCACCGGCACCTGGGCGGTGACGGCCAGCAAGGACGATCTGGACGCCTCGGCCGAGGTCGAGTGCAGCGCCTACCAGGATTACAGCGTGGAGCTGGCCTACATCCAGGAGGTGCTGGACGACAACAGCTGGGAGATGATTAAGCGGGTGGCCGATGCCGATGAAGGCGCCAACTGGTGGAGTGTGGGCGATACCAAGAGCATCGTCCTCAACGGCAAAATCGGTATTTTGCAGGCTAACGTAATGGCTATCGATGTCTTTATCCTGGGCTTCAACCATAATGCCAGCCGTGAGGGCCAGCACCTGATCCACTTTGCCATCGGCAAGATCAGCGGCAAGCAGGTGGCCCTGTGCGACAGTCAGTACAACAACTATACCAGCAGCACCTGCTTCCACATGAACAGCAGCGATGACAATGGCGGCGGCTGGAATCAGAGCTATATGCGCAAGACGATCCTGGGCAACTCTGGCAGCCCGTCCAGTCCTCCGTCCAACAGCCTGCTGGCAGCCCTGCCGGCTGACCTGCGTGCCGTGATGCAGTCGGTCAACAAGTATACCGATAACACCGGCTATAGCAGCAACAGCAGCGGCGCAGTCACGGCCACGGTTGACTGGCTGTGGCTGCTGGCAGAATTCGAGCTGTACGGCAGCCGGACGTATGCGAACCAGTATGAGCAGAACAGCCAGCAGCAGTATGACTATTTCAAGGCAGGCAACGCCAAGTTGTTCTATAACCACGGATCCACCGGGTCCGTGGTGTGGGCGTGGTCCCGCTCTCCTCGTTACTACAACTCCCATGTCTTCGTCGTGTTCTACACGGACGGGACCGCCGACGGTCACGGTGCCCACTATTCGGGCGGCCTTTTCGCCGGCTTTGCTGCCTAATCCCCCCGGGGGTATCCTGTGCATCTCACCCGCGCAAGCGGGTGACAACGGAAGGATACAAAGCCGCTTCCTTTCGGCGCGCAGCGCCCGGCGAAATTTTTGGAAAAGGGCCGAAATTGCTATCACCTAGCAGTCAACAGACTGCATACAAAAGCCGGCAGAAGCCATACAATAATCTTATGCAGATGATTGGAGGGTTGAAGTATGTCGTCCAACAAGCGAGTCTTCACGCTGCGGCTGTCCGATGAAGTCTTTGACAAGATCGGCATTTTGGCCACCCGTGACCATCGGTCCATTACAAACTATATCGAATATGTACTGCTGAAACACTTGGAGGAGGTCGAGCAAAAGCAAGGCCCCATCCAGGTGGATAAGCAGTCCAAAGAGTGATTATGTCTGTACTGAAGAAGAAACGCTCCTTGAGCAAAGCGGAGTTTATCAACGTGGCGCATGAAATCCATATCGAAACGATAGATTTCCTCACCAAACTGTCGGCCCGGTACTCCCGGCTGATCGCCGAGCCGATCGCCAAACTGGCCGGTGAGGTGCAGGACAACGCCGAAAAGGCAAACTCCATCTTTCCCGCAAACGACCAGCGCAAGCAGATGCGGGAAGCGTATCTGCTGAAAGCGCGGGCGTCCCTGATGGCGCTGGACCGCAGGCTGGGCGACGTCTACGAAATCCTATCCAAAAATCCGCAGGGGTGCTTTACCAACTCGAAAGGCGACACGTTGCCCGCGTCGGAAGCCACCCAAAAGCTGGACAAGCGTGCCCAGCGGTTGGGGGAACTGATCGACCGGGAAAACGAGCTGCTGAAAGGCGCGATAAACGCACTCTCAAAATAGGTGTATCTCTGATAATTTCCGTCCGTGGTGTGGGCGTGGTCCCGCTCTCCTAATTACAACAACAACAATAACTTCGTAATGTTCAACACGGACGGGACCGCCAACAATAACAATGCCAACAATTCGGGCGGCCTTTTCGCCGGATTTTGCTGCTGGGTCACATGGTGTAGCCCTTGGGCGATAGACGACCCTAGCAAAAGGAGAGATACTTCCTTGGGTAATAATCCCTAAAACTGCCCTCTGATGTCCCTACACGGACGCTCCTTGCATGGCGCAGGTGCATCGCTGGCCTGTGTTTCATGTGCCGGGACTATGCAGGTTAGGCCACAGCGTATCCTCGCATATCTGTACGGAGGGCGAATATTTTTATGACAAGTTCGGAGCGCCGCGAGGCGCGATACCAAAGACGCAAGGCGGCCCGCCTGGCCCGCAAGCAGGCGCGGTGTGACGCACTGGGCCCCGCTGAGGCAGTTTTCTCCTATCGGAAACTGTATCGGTGGGGCAAAAAGTGCTGCTGCAACGTCCGCTGGAAGCAGAGCACCCAAAACTTTGAGGCGCATCTGTTTTCGGGAACGGCCCGCCGGCGGCGTGATTTGCTGGCCGGGAAGTGGCGGCCCAAGAAGTGCACGCACTTTATCCTGCACGAGCGGGGCAAGGTGCGGCCCATCGACGCACCCCACATCACCGACCGGCAGTTGCAGAAGGCAATCAGCAAGGAGGTGCTGGTGCCCCTCTATACACCCAGCCTGATCTATGACAACTACGCCAGCCGTGAGGGCATGGGGCTGCACTTTGCCTTCCGGCGTCTCAAGGAGATGCTGCACTGGCACTTCCGGCGCTACGGCCGGGCCGGCGGGATCATCTCCATCGACCTGAAGAAGTTCTTCCCGAACGCCCGGCGGGAGCTGCTTTACCAGCGCCACCGGGAGCTGATTTTGGACCCGGTGCTGCGGGCCATTGCGGACACGGTGATCGACACCGCCCCCAGCACAGCCCCCGGCCGGGGGATGCCGCTGGGCGTGGAGCCCAGCCAGCAGGAGATGATGTCCATGCCGTCGTCCATCGACAACTGGATCAAGTGCCAGCTGGGCGTGCACTGCGCGGGGCACTATGCAGATGACTACTTTGTGATTTGTGATGACCTGGACAAGCTGCGCCGGATCGGCAACGCCATCGTCCGCAAGTTTGAGAGCCTGGGTATCCCGGTGAACCGGAAAAAGTGCAAGCTGACCCCGCTGACCAAGCCCTTCCGCTTTTGCAAGGCCAAGTTCACCCTGACTGAGACCGGCCGGGTGATCGTCAACGGCTGCCGGGACGGCGTCAAGCGGGCCCGGCGCAAGCTCAAACTGTTTCGGCGGGAATGGATGGCCGGGAAACGCACCCTGGAGGAAGTGGCCCAGTACATGACCAGCCAGTTGGCCTATTACCGCAACTACAATGACCACGGGCGCATTTTGCGCCTGCGGCGGCTTTGCTATGCCCTTTTTGATGGGAGGATCGTATGTACAAAATCACGAGCGCAAGTGACGGCGCCGACCTCGGCATGACCGAGGCGCCCGTCTATATCATGCAGGCAGCCAACGGCTGCTTTGTTCTCTGCTCTGAGCCCAAAATGGTTCAGGGCATTTGTTTTGCCGGGACCGTCTACAACCTGCTGGGCAAGCAGGCCATGACCGGTGTGGAAAACACCGTCATGCTTGAGCCTGTCGATGCCGGCGAGCTGCAGGCGGCTGCCAATACCGCCATCCGCGATGCCGATGCGATGAACGTGGACCAGGAATACCGCCTGGCCCTGCTTGAGCTGGGCATCACGGACGACGAGCTGCTGTAACGGAAAGGAGGTGAAACGAATGCTGTATCGTACCATCAAGCGGATGATCGAGCGCAACCAGGTCGAAGGTCTGGAGAGCAAGATCGACATCTTCTTCGCGGCCAACAAGTTGACCGAGGAAGAGTACACCGAGCTGATCGGCCTGCTGCCCAAGAAGGAGGCGTAACAGATGGAAAGTCATAAGTATATCACCAGGAAACGCGCCCGGTTCAAGGGGCTTTCCGGCAAAGTGAATATCCCCTACGGGTCGCTTCTGGAATCCAGAGGCGGCTTTCTTTTTTACGAGAATGCCCGGCTCTGCTCGATGACCAGCCAGAACGCTTACGACTATTTTTCCATCGACGATGACGGGCGGGGACTTGAGCGTGGCGGCCTGGTGGACGCGATCAAGACCCGCCTTGCGAAACGTGACGGGTCTTATCAGGCCCGATGGGATAAAGTGTGGGGTGCGCCGGTATGTCAGAGGTACCGGCGCGCTGACCACGATGATTTTTGGTTGTGGAACCATGATTTTTATAATGCGCCGGTGGAGGATTTGCAGTCGATTGCAAAGCTCATCGAGGCAGCAAGGAAAGTACGATAATTCATTGAGGAGGACGCATGACAGAGTGGGGAGTAGTGACCGTCATCGTTGCACTGGTCGGCCTGATCGCAACGGTGGCAGCACCCATCATCAAGCTGACCGGCACCATCAACACGCTTTCGAGCAAGGTTGAGCTGCTTCTGAACAATCTCGAGGACTTCAAACAGCGTTACAAGGAAACGCTGGAAGACCTCAAAGAGACCGACCAGCGCCAGTATAACCAGCTGAACGACCACGAGCACCGCATCACGCAGCTGGAAGCAAAGTGCAAAGAACGGGAGGGAGAATAATGCAGGCAAACGGAATTGACGTCTCCAAGTATCAGGGGAAAATTGACTGGGCCGCCGTCAAGGCCAGCGGAAAGGCAGATTTTGCCATTGTCCGGGCCGGTTATGGCCGGGCGATCAACCAGATTGACCCGTTTTTTGCAGACAATTACAAGGGCTGCAAGGCCGTTGGAATGCCCGTCGGCGCTTACTGGTACAGCTACGCCACCGACGTGGAAAGCGCCCGGAAAGAGGCAAAAACGTGCCTGGAAGCCATCAAGGACAAGCAGTTTGAATACCCGGTCTGGTTTGACCAGGAATACGAGCCGCGCATCAAGGCACTGACCGACCAGCAGCGCACCGATATTGTCAAGGCGTTCTGCGAGGCGTTGGAGGAAGCCGGGTATTATACCGGCCTCTATTGCAGCTGGGATTGGCTGCAGAACTACCTGATTCCCTCCCAGCTGAAAGCCTACGACGTGTGGGTGGCTGCTTACGGCTCCGACCCCGGCGCGGTGCCTCTGCCCTTTGGTATGTGGCAGCACACAAGCTCCGGCCATGTGCCGGGCATTTCCGGCAATGTAGACCTTGACATTGCTTATAAGGACTACCCCGCCATTATCAAGGGCGCGCATCTCAACGGCTTTTGAAATCCAACACTTTGCTAAATGATTGTTGCAAATTTTGCAACTGTAGTTAGCAAAGGTTGCAACACTTTTTGATTTCCGTTTGATTTTTGAAAGGAGCATACTATGAACACCAACATCACCGCCGGCACCATTGCCCGCACCGCCTGCCTTGCGCTGGCCCTGACCAATCAGGTTCTCACCTGCTTCGGGGTGCAGGTGCTGCCCATCACCGATGACCAGCTGAACACCCTCATCACCACCGGCCTGACCGTCGGCACCTCCGTCGTGAACTGGTGGTACAACAATAGTTTTACCACCGCGGCGCTGATCGGCGACGAACACATGAAGCAGGCCAAAGGGAAGTGACACCCATGGATGAGGACAAGGCCGTCAAATTTCTGCGTTGTCCGTCATCCGACCTGGTGGAGCTGGCCATGAAAAAGGCAAACCTCACCTGGAAGGAAGAGCTTGCGATCACCTTGTGCGTCCGCCGTGACATGACACAGGAGCGCGCCGCCGAATACTCCAACCTCAGTCCAGATACCATCCAGCGATGGTACAGGCGCGGCATCTCCAAGCTGTGCAAGGCGTGGAGCGGCGTGTGGTGGATCGAGCAGCTCTCCAATACATGATTTTAGCCCCGGGGGTCTCCCCGGGGCTTTTCTTTTTGCGGTGTTTTTGCCGGAAAAAAGCCGGAAACAAAGCGGATTTGCGCGGTGTTGAAACTTAAAGTTTTGGTTTAAAATCAATCCAACAACCAACAAGAGGTTTTCATGTTCAGCTTTTACAACCCCAACCCCACCGGAAAAAACGTCGGTGACTGCGCTGTGCGCGCCCTGTCCAAAGCCCTTGGGCAGGACTGGCTTGTCACCTATCTGGGCATCTGCATCCAGGGTGCGCTGGCCGGGGATATGCCCAGCGCAAACGCCGT